CACAGGCCTCTGGAACACAGGCAGCTGGAACACAGGCGACTGTAACACAGGCGACCAGAACACAGGCGACCAGAACACAGGCCTCTGGAACACAGGCAGCTGGAACACAGGCGACTGTAACACAGGCGACCAGAACACAGGCGACCAGAACACAGGCGATTGTAAAACAGGCATCCGGAACACAGGCGGTTTTAATAAATGCAATCATTCAACTGGTTTCTTCAACACGCAGGAACGTACAATTACAATTTTTAACAAGGATAGTGGAATGACATATGACGAGTTCTACAGTTCAAAATATTATGATGCATTAAATTCAGCCCCGTTTTTATTGACAGAATGGCATGAGTTCACGGAAGCAGAAAAAAATGATTCTATCATCAGACAGTCAATCGGTGGAAAACTGATTTCATACACATATGAAGAAGCATGTGCTAACTGGTGGAAATTGCTCAGCAATGAAGCAAAGGAAACAATCCAGAATATTCCTAACTTTGATGCAAAAATCTTCAAGGAAATCACAGGAATTGATGCAGAGTTAGAAAGGAACGGTATGCACAGATGATTGAAGAAAGAAAAAAGATTTGCAGAGAAATGATTGAAAAAGAACATTGGCATAAGTTAGGCATTATCGAAGAAGAACCATCAATTTTGGTATGGAATAAAAAAGTTATGCTCATGTATGAAGATATGGACGGTTATCCACAAACATGTGAAGCAAAATATGAAGTCGAATGTGGATGTGTGCATAGATTTATTGCTTTAGATGGGCCAGCCAAAGGTAATACCATGTGTCGTTTGATTGCATATAAAGAGATTGAATGAAAGGAACGGTTTGAAGCGTGAATGACAAGTTTTAATGATTTAAACAAAGCGGTACATACAATTTCTAGCTTTGATGTTCCATGGAATAACAGACTTACACGTATTCCATACTACTATGCAGAGGGAGAACAGTATCTTGTAAAGCACAACGATATTATCAATATCGTTCATGCAAAGAGTCCATTTGAAGCAACAGAAAAATTTAAACAACAAGTTAGAACAGCAAAATGGAAAGTGTTTGATGATGAGAAATATCCTCAATGTACCAGTTGTGGAATGTGGATGCCTTTTGCAAGATACAGACGTATAACAGGTAGAAATGCTAGAGAAGTTACAAACTTCTGCCCATGGTGTGGGGCTAAGATGATTGCAATAGATCAATGTTCTGATTGTCCTAACGCTGAAAATGGTTGCTGGAAAGATAGCGGTATTTGTTACTCATGCCGTGAAGATGCATGGATATATGGAAAACCAATCAGAGTATATGAAGAATTAAAAGCAAAGGAACAGGATAGCAAAGAATGACAACGTTATCTGTCGAAGTATATGAAAAAGGCAATCGTAAAACAGGTTACGATGCTGAACGTGTCGAAGTAAACGATGGCTTTATTAGATGTTTAACTGTCGATGAAGATGGTAGCCGTCATTGGTGTGGTATGGAAATGAAGAACGTAATATCTATAACCATCGAAAAGGAACAGGAGAACAAAGAATGACTAATTCCAAAAAGTATAAAAATATTCAGCAAATTGGAATAGAGCATAGATACATTGATGCTGAAACATACAAAGCAGTTCTTGAATGTCTTTCTATTGATGAAGCAAAGTTAATCAACACTACTTACGGTGACGAAAGGATAAGGCATGATGCATCTTGCGAGGCGCTTGAATTGGCAATGGCTAGACTAGATGCGATTCCAACCGAAGATGTTCAGCCAGTAGTGCATTGTGTAAAGTGCAAATATAGAGACAAAATGGAATTTTGCATTTTAAATGACATATTTATCAATGAAAAAGATTTTTGCAGTAAAGGTGATAAGTTGGATGGTGATGAACATGACTAAAGGTTACAAGCATGGATATGTTGATGCAAACAAATTGATGATATTTGCAAATAATCATGTAGATAAAAAAATTGATGCAAATGATATAGCTAGATTTCATAAAGCTAAAGTTAAACCAGATATTCATGCTCTTTGGATTGAACATACAAGGAATGATGAAATAAATGGAGAAAGATTTGATTATCCAGACGAGGACTTTATGACCTGCTCAAATTGTCATCATTCATTCAATTACATTGATAACTGTACGGAAGAATTTGATTATTGTCCTAATTGTGGTGCGAAGATGGATGGTGATGAACATGACAACTGATGAAGTGATTAAGTATCTTGAATATGCAGATGATTTTATGAGGCATAACGCAGATTGGCATGATAGAGAAGCCATTGATTTGGCTATTGAAGCATTACAAGGTCATAGATCAATAGACTATGAGCACGATACATTATGCGGAAAGCCAATCAAAGAAGTTATTCAGTTATTGAATGGTCTTGAACTTGAACATATTTACAATTTAGAAATGACTATGGATAACCTATCTGCATGGAAAGATCTATACGACAAGGAACAAGCAAAAGTCATTTTAAAAGCAATTAATCAGATAAAGGATGGTATAAATAATGACAATTGATGATGCTATCGCATATTTGAAGAATGCTGATACATTCATATGCAGCATGGAAAGGCATATGCCAGGCTGTTATCATAATAGCGAACCTATTGAAATGGCTATCTCAGCATTGAAGCGTGAACAGTGGATTCCTATATCTGAAAGATTGCCAGAACAGGAGGGAAAGTATCTGATAACCACAGATAAGTTTGCGGTCAAGATTTCTCACTTCTATGTCACTCCAAAATATATCGGTTTTACCGAGTGCGACAACAAACATGCCATTGCATGGATGGATTTCCCGAAAGCATACAGCCCAGACAAGGACATCTGGATATTGGAAGAATTCAGCATAGGTCACATTGCTATGGAAGAAGCTATCCGGTTATGGTGCAAAGCTAAGAAAATAGATCTGTTGAGCAACAAAGACTTCACAGCATTGGTCAGTTCAAAGCTGAAAAAGAAATAATATGCCATATGGCTTCGATACATGCCACACAGCGAGCGTTATGTCTTTAAATGATTGGATGCCCAAGCGTGACACAATGGCTCTTAAAACGAAAATAAAGGGGATAATTCAATGGACATTGAAAAGCTAAAACATTATCAGGAATTGAAACGTGATATTGATTCAATGGAAAACTTAAAAAACAGCATGTATTTCAATGTTCACTCTCCGTCTTCCAATGAATCTCACTCAACTACTCCAGGAAATCCAACAGAGGAATCAGTAAAAAAGATATTTCACTATGACCAAATGATTGACCAGAAAACGCAAGAACTAAGAGAAACTATGGAAGAGATCATTGAATGGTGCGACAAGATAGAAGACCATGATGTAAGAGCCATTATCAATTGGCACTTCCTTATGGGATTGACATGGAAAGAAACTGCAAGAAAGATGTATTCATATTACAATTCAGAAGCGTGTAAGCAGAAATTCTATCGTTATGTAAATCATAAACCATGGGATTGAATGTGTTACGTTACGTGACGTTTAAATGAACTAAACTATAAATATCGAAATAGGCAAGGGAGAAATCTCTTGCTTTTATTTTGCTACAGAGAGCCTATATACATCCTTTACCACCATTGCACGGCTCTCTATTTTGGAGAATAACATGGCAGATGATATTGACGATAAGCACAATCTAAAGACAGAAGAACAGTTCATCAGTGCCATGAGACATATCGAGAAAGACCAGGAATCGCCATGCCTTATTTGTGACCACAACTGCACAGTGTTCCAGATGTTCTATTGTGACATTCATACCGCATGGGTGAGGAAGATGACGAAAAATGGCTAAGAGTAACAACAGAATAGACCACCTAGGCAATGCTCAGACTCAGCTCCGTAAGAATGCCAAGCGGATCTATGCAACACAAACAATCTGTGCATTATGCGGAAGACCAGTTGACTTCACTAAGAAGTTTCCGGATCCATTGTCTCCGACAGTTGACCACATCATTCCAATCTCAAAAGGCGGTCATCCGTTCGCAATGGAGAACTTGCAGCTTGCTCACTTCATATGCAACAGAGAAAAGAGTGACAAGCTGTCATTAAGACCAATAATGCAAAAGGAAGCAGAGATAACGAACAGCAATCTTCCACAGTCAGCTGACTGGATGTCGTACAAGGGGGAGTGACTCCCTGATGCGATATGCATTAGACTGCAGCCTGCCGTATGTGTAAATATTCATACTCATACCCCTTGGGGATAGGAAGGAATCTAAATGAAGAAAGACAAAGCCAAAATTGAAATAGATATTTACCAAATGAAGATGGATGATCTGGCTGTTCTGCAATCAATCATTAACGATTCCGAGACTAAGCCAGCAGTCAAAAACCAAGCAATACAAACCAAGCAGAAGATATTGGACAGTCTTGCTCCATCTAACAATCAGGTTGCCATGACAGCAGCCGACATCATGAATAAAGTGAGAGGTTAATGAAATGGCATACAGAGGGATAGATTATCTCAGAACAAAGCTGGAGTTGAAGAAGACCAGAGTTGATCTAAGATATATTTTTTATGAACAGAAACAAAGAGCATTGGATTTTGGAATTTCTACTCCAGAAGGATTTGAATATTTCAATTCAGTGAATGGTTGGTGCAGTAAGGCAGTCGATGAATTGGCTGACAGATTGCAGTTTGATGGATTCGACAATGACAATTTCAACATGATGGACATCTACAGTGCTAACAATCCTGATGTCCTTTTTGATTCTGCGGTGCTGTCTTCCATGATTGCTTCATGCTCATTCATTTATGTGGCACCAGGAGAAAAGGATGGAGACTTGCCAAGAATGCAGGTCATTGATGGTGGAAATGCTACAGGAATCATTGATGATCTGACTGGAATGTTGACAGAAGGATATGCAGTTCTCCAGAGAGACGATAACAAGGATGCAATTCAAGAAGCATACTTCACGAAAGAAGCAACGGTCATAAGAACAAAGACAGCAAAAGGATGGGAAAAGATATCAAAAAAGAATATTGCACCATATCCGCTGTTGGTTCCAATCATCTACAGACCGGACGCTAAGAGACCATTTGGGCATTCACGTATCAGCAGAGCATGTATGGATATTTGCAAGGAAGCAATGAGAACGGTCAAGCTGTCAGAGATTTCTGCACAGTTCTATTCATATCCACAGAAATATGCTCTTGGTATCAGCGAAGAAGCAACAAAAATGGAGAAATGGAAAGCAACAATGTCTTCCATGCTCACATTCACGAAGGATGAAGATGGAGATAAGCCAGTGCTTGGACAGTTTGCCCAGCAGAGCATGGCTCCTTATCTTGACCAGATACGTTCAGAAGCTTCCAGATTTGCAGGCGAGACAGGATTGACGATTGATGACTTAGGATTCCCAAGTGACAATCCATCATCCAGTGAAGCTATCAAGGCAAGCCATGAGAATCTGAGACTTACAGCAAGGAAAGCACAGCGGTGTCTTGGAACTGGTTTCTTGAATGCTGGATATCTGGCAGTCTGTTTGCGTGACAACAGGCAATATACCAGAGCACAGGTCAATCAGACAAAACCTACATGGCTTCCAATATTTGAACCAGATGCAAGCACGATTTCAGTCATTGGAGATGGCATTGGCAAGATCAATCAAGCAGTTCCTGGATATGTTGATGCTAGTTTGATGCATAAGCTGACAGGTCTTAAATAATGGCTCTGACTTGGAATGACATAAAAGAGCAGTTCATCACAACAGCAGCCAATGATCCAAAGATGGCTGGCATTATCGAAAAGATGAATGCTGGATCTGTCACTTGGGATGAAGCCAATGAATATGGAATACGTGCAGGACAAATATTATCTGATATATTCAAGCAGAAAAGACCAGGATTAAACATTTCTGAATGGGATATAGAAGATCTGATACCTAAATCACTTGGCATGGATCATCGTATGGTCTCAGAGGTCGCACAGGCAGCACAAACAACAATGAATGCTGCTGATGGCATCGGAATCAAAGCACAGGCTTCCAAGTTTGACAGTGATTCAGCATATGGAATCGTTGAAGAATTGAAAGCAAATCCAGATTATACGAACATAGAAAACACATTCTATGCCCAGATAATCAATTTTAGCCTATCAGTAGTTGATGAAACGATACAAGCAAATGCAGAATTTCAGAGCAAATCTGGAATCAAATGTTATGTAGTAAGGAAGCCAGAATGGGGAGCTTGTAAGTGGTGCCAAGCATTAGCTGGATCATATGACTATGAAGATGTCAAGGATACTGGAAATGATGTATGGAGACGGCATGAAAACTGCCGATGCACAATCAATTATGTTCATGAAGGAAGTTCCGATCTAGTCAATAACTATAAGAAGATTGGTGGAACAAAGACAACATCAAAGAGATTGACAACTACATCAACAAAAACATCAGGATATAACAATATGCTTTCTGCAGTTCAGAATGTTTGGGATGAATTACCAGATGATTTCAAGAACGGAACATGGAGCGCAGACGAATTGAGCGAAGGAGAATTGAAAGCTGCATATAGTTACATCCAGAAAACGAAGGCTATGCGTAAATGATTATTGCAGTCGATTTCGATAACACATTATGCATCAATGGAAATGCTAATGAGCAATTATTCAATTTCTTGATTCAGAAACAAAGAGAAGGTGTTGTTATCATCTTGGACTCATGCAGGACAGGCAAGCGTTTGATGGAAGCAGTTAAATTCTGCCGAGAACATAGGCTTGCTTTTAATGCAGTCAATCAGAACATACCAGCATCAATCAAGATGCTTGGACATGATCCAAGAAAGATATATGCCGATATGTATATAGACGATAAGGCGGTGAAGCCATGAGGAACAGAGCTGGTCCGAGAATGGAGAAATAGGAAGATAACATGACAAGAGTGGGAAGACAAACACCTACTCAATCCGTTATTCTTCCATACTCTGAGACAAAAGGTAATGAAGCAATCAAGCTCTATGCGATGACTGGCAACGAATTGATGGAATGGCAGCAGTTGATGCTGTGTGACATCATGGCAGTCAATGCTGATGGACTGTGGACACATTCAAAGTTTGGCTATTCGGTTCCAAGACGAAACGGAAAGACAGAAGTTGTGACAAGCAGAGAGCTGTGGGGTTTGTTCAATGGAGAGCATATTCTCCATACCGCACAGCTGACTGATACCGCACATATTGCTTGGGAGAGACTGTTGAATCGCATTGAGAATCTTGGTATCCATCCAGTTTCTGTATTGAAAGCATTTGGCAAAGAACATATCGAACTAGATACAGGCGGTGTGATTGAGTTCCGCACCAGGACAACGACAGGTGGCTTAGGAAGCGGATATGACTTGGTCGTGATAGATGAAGCACAGGAATACACAATCGGTCAGCAGACGGCTCTAAACTACGTTGTGAGTGCTCAGAAGAATCCGCAGACCATTATGCTAGGTACTCCACCAACAACAGAGAGTGCTGGAACGGTATTTAAGAATCTGCGTAAGAAAGTATTGTCCGGTGACTCAGACCACACAGGTTGGTCAGAATGGTCGGTTCCAAAAATGTCAAATGTGCATGACAAAGATTTATGGTATGAGACATCTCCATCACTTGGTACATTGCTCACAGAAAGAGCAATCATGGATGAGATCAATGGAGACGATATGGATTTTAATATCCAGCGTCTTGGCTTATGGCTGGAGTACAATCTGCAGTCGGCAATCAGTCAAGCAGAATGGGATGAATTGAAAGTTGATAAACTTCCACAATTGACTGGTCAGCTTACGGTTGGAATCAAGTATGGCAAAGGAACTGGAAATATTGCAGTTTCCATTGCGGTGAAGACAACAGACGGAAAGGTGTTTGTTGAATCACTGGCATGTAAGCCATTCCGGTTTGGTCAGTCATGGTTGATTCATTTCTTGGAAAAGGCAGATGTCGATGAAGTTATTGTTGATGGTGCCAATGGAGTGGAAACACTCAAAAAGGATATGAAGGACGATGGACTCCATGCTCCGATATATCCAAAAGTTGCTGAGATCATCACAGCCAATGTTGAATTTGAAAAAGCAGTCACTGGAAAGATGATATGCCATAAAGGTCAGCCAAGTTTGGCTCAGTCAGTCACCAATTCAGAACATAGAGCAATCGGTTCCAATGGTGGATTTGGTTACAAGTCATTGAATGACCAGATAGATGTTTCATTGATGGAAAGCATGATTTTGGCTTTCTATTTTTGTACTCAGAGGAAAGATAAGAAGAAGCAAATTGTTAGCTATTAACTGCCAGCCGAAAGACTGGCTTTTAATATGACGCACACTCAGCGGATTGAATGAGGTAAGGAGATTAAGTAATGGCAGAAAATGCTGAAACACAGGTGGAGACACCTACAGAAACACAAGAAACAACAGCAGAATTTACACCAATCACGACACAGGATGATTTCAATAATGCAATCAAGGCACGTTTAACGCGTGAACGTGAAGCAATCGAAAAGAGATATTCCGATTATGCCGAACTGAAGAAAGCAAACAAGGAATTGTCCGGTCAATTAGAAGCACACACAAACGATGCGAACACCATCAAGGATCTACAGGACAAAGTAAGCAAGTACGAGACCGACTCGGTAAAAACGAAGGTTGCTATTGAGTCTCATCTGGATCCAAAAGCATGGAAGTTCATTACTGGTTCAAACGAAGAAGAAATCAGAGCATCGGTCAAAGAACTTTCAGAATTGGTCGTTTCTGCACCAATACCAATGAAGTCAACGGAAGAACCACAAGGTAATTCTGCTCAGGCTTCAAACATGAGAATTCTAAAACAACTAAAAGGAGAATAAAAAATCATGACAGCTACAAGATCAATGTTTTCAACAACAGATGTCGCTGACTTATTCAATAAAGTCAAGGGACATTCTTCTCTGGCGAAGTTATCCGCACAGACACCAATCGCATTCAATGGAAACAAGTATTTCACATTCAGCATGGATTCCGATGTATCCGTTCTCGGTGAGAATGAAGCAAAGGCACACGGTGGAGCAACAGTAGATCCTGTCACAATCGTGCCTATCAAATTTGAATATGGAGCACGAGTTTCTAACGAAGTTATGTATGGATCAGAAGAAGTAGGATTACAGATTCTGGATTCATTCCGTACAGGTTTCGCTAACAAGGTAGCAAAGGGATTTGATATTGCTGCATTCCATGGAATTAATCCAAAGACAGGCGCATTAGCTACAACTGCAATTCCTACAAACTATTTTGACAATCTTGTAACAGCTTCTTCTACATTTGATGCTACAAAACCAGATGAATCATTAGATGCAGCATATGAAGTCGCATTGGCAGCAGATGCTGATGTCACAGGTATGGCTCTTTCTAGATCTTATGCCAACATTCTTTCTAAGTTATATGTTGGAACAAATGAAAATAAGAATAGATTATATCCAGAGCTTCGTTTTGGTGCTAATCCAGCAGCTATCCAGGGCGTTCCAGCAGATGTAAACAGCACTGTAGAAAAAGCGGTATCTGGTGCTTCTACAATTGATTTTGCAATTCTTGGCGATTTTGCTAATGCATTCAAGTGGGGTTATTCCAAAGAGATTCCGCTGGAAGTCATTGAATATGGTGATCCAGATAACACTGGCTCTGATCTGAAAGGTCATAACCAGGTCTATCTCCGTTCTGAAGTCTATATTGGCTGGGGTATCTTAGACAAAACTGCATTCGTCAGAATGACAAAAGCTAATGCCTAATGCTCTTTAAGAACACTAGGACAGGGAAAATCGTTGATGCATTTGGTGTTACTGGAGATGAATGGGAACCTGTAAAGGAACCTGTTCAATCTCTAGTTTTACTTGATGAACATGATGATTCTAAAAAAACAAAACCAAAGAGGAAAAAGGCGGTGAAGTGATATGGGAGCTGTTTATGCGACAGTCGATGATGTGATTGCAAATGGTCATACGGTAACGGATTCAGCAGTCATGCTGACAGTTTTAACGGAAGCAAGCGCAATGCTCCGCACAGAAGTTGCCAAGTATGGAACTAATCTTGATACGTTGATTACATCCAATGCAGACATTGGTATCAACGCAAAGATGGTAGTCATTACTGCCAGTGAGCGTTATATCGGAACAGATGCTTCAACATCTGGAATGTCACAATTCAGCGAATCCGCACTTGGCTACACTGTTTCCGGAACAATTGCTGGTGGTGGTCTGTATTTCACTAAGAATGAAATCAAAAAGGTCATCGGTGATTATGGTCGGCAGAAGTATGGAGTGATTGATTTCTATATTGGAGATACCGAATCATGATGCTCAATAGGACAACGATTACTCTTTACAACAAGGTTGAAGGAGCAGTAGACGAGTTCAACAGACCAGTTGAGACTGACAGCAATCCAATCACAGTATCTGGTTGTGTTGTAGGTCAGCCGACATCCGATGATGTCACTAATGAGATGAATCTATCTGGAAAGCGTATTTCATACTGGATATTCATTCCGAATGGTGACACTAACACATGGGAAAATTCTTATGTCGTGATTGGTTCACGTAAGTATTCCACTATTGGGATTCCGGTTGAGTCGTTTGCAGACATGAAGATGATTCCATGCAATAGAAAGATTGCGGTGGAAGTATATGAGTAGCAATAGGCTTGTTCTAAACAAGAAACAAGTAAGATGGCTGCTCAGATCTGATGAGATGAAAGCAATATGCAAAGAATATGCAGATGATGCCGTATCAAGATTGGGTTCTGGATATAAATCATCTACATACACTGGGAAGAACAGAGTGAATGCTTCTGTGATTGCTGTGTCTGCATCTGCAAAAAGAGACAATCTCAAGAACAATACGATTCTTAAGGCGGTGAAATGATGATTGAAGTTACAATTTTAGCTTATCTGAGCAATGCTCTAGGTAAGACTCCAGTCTATCTGGAAGAACCAGAGAATCCGCCAAAGGAATACGTATTGTTTGAAAAACTATCAGAAGGAAACAAGGACTACTTACGGAGTGGTTCTTTTGCTTTTCAGTCATACTCCACAACATTAGCGAAAGCAGCATCATTAAGTCAGCGAGTGAAATCGGCTATGGATGTGATTCCGGATAACACAGAGATATATAAATCTACTCTGAATTCTGAATACAACTATACCGATACGGAAACAAAAAGATATCGCTATCAGGCGGTCTACGATTTGGTTTATTACCAAGCGAATTAAGAAAAGGAGATTAGACAATGGCTAATACAGTAACAAATGTAACTGTCGGCAAACCAGCGGCTACAGGTGGAGTTTGGATTGCTGCTGCTGGAACAGCATTACCAACAGACGCAAAGACTGCACTTGCAACAGAATATAAGTGTCTTGGATATATCTCAGAAGATGGTGTCAGCAATTCATTCACAAAAGACCATGACAATATCAAATCATGGGGCGGAATTGTTGTTCTTTCTTACCATACTGAGACAAAAGATGAGTTCACATTCACTCCAATTGAGAATAAGAATCTGGAAGTTCTCAAGATGCATTATGGAGATGCAAATGTAACAGGTGATATCACAACAGGTATCACAATCAAAGCTAACGCAGATGATCCTAAAGACCATGTATACGTTATTGAAGTAATTGAAAGAGATTCTACACTTCACAGAATCGTTATTCCAGTCGGCAAGGTCACATCAATGGGTGATATCGTCTACAAGGATGATGAATGTGAAGGTCGTGAAACAACAATCACAGCACAGGCTGATGACAGCGGAAATACTCATTACGAGTATGAATGCAAGGCAGCATAAGGTAAAACAATATGTTAAAAGGTACAACTAAATCCGGATTTGAATATGAAATCGAAGATTATCGTCTCGATAACTGGGATTTGCTTGTCCTTTTAGGAAAGCTGGACGGTGGGAATGTAAGTGTTATCCCTGCCGTCCTTCCTTTGCTATTGGATGATAAGCAGGTCAAAGAATTAAGAAAGCATAACACTGATAAAGAACATAATATTGTCAAGATGACTGGAATGATGGCAGACATCACTGACATTTTAAAAAATAATCAAGAAACAAAAAACTCCTAGTCCTAGCTTTCACATTAGAAAAATATCATGATGATCTGATTTGTGACTTGGCTGAAACTTATCATATTTACGATATGGAGCAGTTTTCTCCGGTCTATATTTCCATACTTGTGAGAGGTCTTAGTGTCAATTCCAGAGTAGCAATTGCCGAGTCTGACAAGCTGGTTGGTCTTGACACTTTTATGATGGCATCGGTTCTTGACGAACTGAGAGTCATTATCTGGCAGAATACAAAGGACGCTCAGAAGGGTAGAAACAGACCGAAGTCAATCACTCAAAGTCTGCTGAGAAAGAATGAAAAGCCGAAGGTAACAGTATACAAGACATTTGATGATTTCTTGGAAGCTAGGGAACGAATAATGAAAGGCGGTACGAAAAATGGCAAGTAATGGAACACAACTAGCACAACAATACGTGCAGATCATTCCATCTGCAAATGGGATAAAAGGATCTATTTCCAATCTGCTCGGTGGCGAAGCGTCAGATGCTGGTGAAAAATCTGGTGGCTTGTTTGGGAATGGTCTTGTTGCTAAAGCTATGAGCATTATTTCCGTTGCCGCTATTGGTAAGGCATTGGCTGATTCTGTCATGGCTGGTGGTGCATTGCAACAGTCTATTGGTGGTATTGAAACATTGTTCAAGGATTCCGCTGGAACTGTAGAACAGTACGCATCACAGGCTTATAAGACCACAGGGCTGTCTGCTAATGCTTACATGGAGCAGGCAACATCATTCGCTGCATCGCTAGTCTCTTCATTAGGTGGAGATACTGCAAAGGCAGCCGAATCAGCAAATACTGCATTGACTGATATGGCAGACAACAGTAACAAGATGGGTACTTCAATGGAAAGCATCCAGATGGCTTATCAAGGATTTGCTAAACAGAACTATACCATGCTTGATAACTTGAAACTTGGCTATGGTGGAACAAAGACTGAGATGCAGAGACTGCTGTCAGATGCTCAGAAGATAACAGGTGTTAAGTATGATATCAGCAATCTGAATGATGTTTATACTGCAATCCATGTGATTCAAGGCGAGTTAGGTATTACAGGAACAACATCAAAGGAAGCTGCCACAACATTGACTGGTTCTTTCAACATGATGAAAGCATCATTCACAGATTTCATAGGACAGCTTGCATTAGGTGGAGATATAACACCATATGTTACAAACTTAGTAACTAGTTTCAATACATTTGTTTTTAGTAACCTGATTCCAATGGTTGGAAATATTTTTACTTCAATCGGGCCAGCAATCGCAACAGGTATGCAGCAGTTATTGACAAATCTGCTGACATTTTTAACAGATTCATTGCCAACAATGATCCAGCAAGGTTCTGATTTAATTACAAATCTTGCACAGGGAATGTCAAACGGTGCTCCAACAGTTCTGACAAACATTGGAACATTGCTCCTCGATATACTGAATACAATCATCAATGATCTGCCAAGCATCTTAGATTTAGGTTTCCAAGCTATTGGACAGTTTGCAACAGGATTATTGAACAATCTACCAACAGTCATCAGCAATATTGGAACGATATTAAAGAATTTAATGTCAAATATCTTGGATAAACTTCCAGACATTTTAGATTCTGGCATGCAGTTGATTGAACAGCTTGCTACAGGCATCCACGACAATCTTCCAGCCATTCTGAAAGCGATTGGAAAGGTCATGGGTGATTTACTCAAGTCAATCCTTGAACATCTTCCAGAGATACTAGAATCAGGCATAGAGCTGATTGGTCAGTTGATTGTAGGTCTTATCAAAGCAATACCAGACATTATTAAAGCAATGCCTAGAATCATTGCTGGCATTTCAGATTCATTCAGTGATTTTGATTGGGGGCAATTAGGTCACAGTATCATTGACGGATTAGTACAAGGTCTCCAGAATGCTGGCGGTGCTATATGGGATGCAATCACAGGCATATGCCAAGATGCATGGGATGGTGTCAAATCATTCTTTGGCATCGGTTCTCCATCTCGTCTGATGGCTTATGCTGGTCGAATGGTAGATGCTGGTATGGCTAATGGTCTGACACAGGATTCTAAGAATGTGCAGAGTGCAGTTGATGATATCAACAGCATTGTTTCAGATGGCATTGTTGGAAACATAAATTCCAATATATCTGCAACGTCATCTTATGGCACATCCGCATCTGCAAATGGTGGTGTGTCTTATGGTGGTGTGACCATGATTGTCAACGGTGCTCAAGGACAGGATGTATCTGCACTTGCGGATATCGTCATGGATAAGATTCAGAATGGTGTAAATCAGAAAGGAGCGGTATTCAGATGATAACATTTGCTGGAACATCTTTAGGTGATGTGAACATTCATGTACAGCGTCTTTCTGATTATGTCATTCCAGAAAGGGATGTTACCCATGTTTCTGTGCCTGGTCGGAGTGGCGATCTGCTCATTGATAATGGAAGATATAAGAATTTCACATTGGATTATTCAGTTTATGTTCTGAACAGGACAGATGGAGTTATTTCTTCATTACGTGCATTTGCTGGAAAACTTGCGGATACGTTTGGATCATATCAGAGATTTGAAGATGACAAGGATCCATTGGTCTATGGTATGGCAAAGTTTGTAGGTCCGAATACATGGACTAACTATGACAATGTTGGCGGTGAGTCCAAGCTAACATTCAATTTCAAGCCATATTGGAGATTGAAGTCTGGTGAGACAGCAATCACGATATCAGCTACCAATACTCAGATAACTAATCCTACAAAATATGCATCAAAACCACTCATCAAAGTAATTGGAACAGCAGCAGGTACGATTACGATTGGCAATATCCAGATGACCATCAAGACTCTTGCTGACTATCTATACATTGATTGCGAAGAAATGAACATTTACAGACAGACAAGTGAGAACATGAATTCATGTGTTGCTCTTGGAGAGTTCTGCGAGATACCAGCAGATACATCTGTTATTTATTTTGACGGTGGCATCACTTCACTTGAAATAACTCCTAGATGGGTGACATTATGAGCGAAGTCAAATATCCAAAATTATACGAAAGCACAGAGACCGAGTTCCAGACAATGGGATTCGGTTTTCTTTCGGATTGCACAAGGCTGATTGTCACGGAAGAACGTAACGGTTCATATGAACTGGAAATGGATTACCCAGTCACTGGCATCCACTACTCAGCAATCACACAAAGAAGAATCATATATGCAAAGGCAAATTATCTGGATGATGAACAGCCATTCAGAATTTATCACATAAGTAAGGCAATAGGCGGTATTGTTACGGTCTATGCACAGCACATATCATATGATCTGAGCGGCTATCTGTGTGCTCCGTTCAGTAGTACAAATATTCAAGGTGCATTGGCTGGCTTGATTGGCAACAGCATGGTTGCTTGTCCGTTCACTCTGAGCACATCTAGAAGCACATCAGCATCGTTTAAGGTAAATGTACCTTCCAGCATCAGAAGCTGGCTAGGTGGCAAGGAAGGAAGCCTGCTGGACGTTTATGGTGGTGAATGGCATTTTGATAAATTCAAGGCAACACTTGAGAACAATCGTGGTTCAGACAATGGTGTTGTGATCCGTTATGGCAAGAATCTAACAGATTTGAAGCAAGAGGAGAACTGTTCAAACGTCTACACAGGTGTTGTCAGTTACTGGATTGACACAGACGGAAATGAGATACATGGAAACATCGTAAAGCCAAGTGGCACCTATAACTTCAGCAGAACATTGAGCGTTGACTGTTCGCAGGATTTTTCCACAATGCCGACAGTTGAACAGCTTGATGCCAAATCAACGACTTATATTTCCAACAATAACATCGGTGTTCCAGACATCAATCTGACTGTTTCATTTGTTCAGAAGGACACATCTGATTCTGTGGAATATCTAACTGACAATGAAGACGTATTCCTTGAGGACAATGAGGATGACGTTCTTGAAGTGTTCCATGAAGGTGTAAAAACAATCGTTAATCTTTGCGATACAGTAACGGTCTACTTCCCTGAGTATAACGTGAATGCCACAGCCAAATGTATCAAGACAGTATGGAACGGTCTGCTTGACTGCTATGATTCAGTCGAATTAGGCGATGCAAAAGCGAACATGGCTACAACGATATCTGAAATCCAGAAGAAGACTGAAGATATCGTCAAAACAACAGATATGGAACTGGCTATCAACACAGCCACAAGATTGATTACTGGCAACAAAGGTGGTTATGTCATGATCCATGATGCGAATAGTGATTCATATCCAGATGAAATATTGATTATGGTTAAAGATTCCATATCAACAGCTACAAAGGTATGGCGGTTCAATAAGAATGGTCTTGGATATTCCAGCACAGGATATAACGGTCAGTATGGTTTAGCTATGACCGCAGACGGTGCAATCGTAGCCGACTTCATTACTGCTGGCACATTGAACGGTGCGGTGGTCAAGGCTGGCGTCATCAAAGATTCAACAGGTGTGAACTATTGGGACCTGGACAATGGGATCTTCCATATGGGCTTATCTGAATATTTCACGATTCAGCCAGATGGTTCCGTATTGATTGGCAACGACAATGCATCTATGAAGCTGGTCATGTCTTCAGACAGAATTAGTTTCTATGACAATGGCATTGAGGTTGCTTACATAACCAACAAGGAACTGTTCATTGCGAGTGCTCAGTTCTTCCAGACGCTGAATATCAAATATGGTGTGAATAGTCCTGGCTATTATCAGTTCCATGTCAGACAGAACGAGCATCTGTCATTAAACTACATATCGAATTGAGGTGATTAAATGACAAGAGTAAATAATGACCTTGGTAATCCTGGTTATGGTGCGATAGGAATTTGGGTTGAAGCGTATGAGACCGCCAACAATGGAACATCGTCAACAGTCCATGTTCGTGGCGGTTACTATAACAATTCTCCTTATAACATCTATGCCGACACAGCATATGTAAGCCTTAACGGCAGAGGTAATGTATCGTTTACTACCGGTTATCCGGGTGACCATGTTACTGACGAATTTGACGTAGAAGTGGCTCATAACGGTGATGGTTCCGCAGCATCTGCAAGTTATTCCTGTTATGGAAAGTCTACATTTCCAAAAAACAGTGTCAATCCAACAGTCAGCGTAAAAACGTCAGCCAATCCAAGATATGCAGTCACATATGCTGGCAATGGCGGTACTACTCCAAGCAGCCAGACTAAGGTATATGGCATCAGTCTAACGTTGAATGGAAGTTCATCCAGGACAGGTTATACATTCCAAGGATGGTCCGGATCAGACGGAAAGACATATTCAAATGGTTCTTCATTCACTGGAAATTATGCTCTGACACTGACAGCAGTATGGCAAATTAACACATGGCAAGTTTCATTCAATGCCAATGGTGGTACGAATGCACCAGGCAATCAGACTAAGACATACGGTCAGACACTCACAATCACTACCAGTGTTCCTACAAGAACGTTATATGACTTCGTGTCGTGGTCTGGTTCTGACGGTGCAACATATTATCCGGGCGGTTCATTCACTGGTAACTATGCTTTATCACTGACTGCTAACTGGAAACTTGCGTATGTGGCACCAACAATCACATCATTGGCTGCTTACCATTGCACATCGGACGGAACTGCAGCAGATGATGGAACCTACATTAAAGTAACGATTGGCTGGAAAGTAGATACTTCTATTTATTCAGACAATCAAGGCTCTGGCATACTGGTTAAATGTGACAACGTAACAATCGGAACAATAACAATCAGCGGAACATCTGGAACTGCAACATTGGTATTTGGTGGTTCATACAATGGTGATAATACAAGCACAGTCAGCGTGTATCTTTACGATACAAAACAGCCTGGTCTTGGAGTTTCCAATAGTGTACTGGCACAAGGCGCTACTTATCTGATGGATTTCTCACCAGATGGAAACGTCTGCTTTGGTGGTGCTGCAGAATCAACGTATCAAATATGCACAAAGAAAAATGGAACCATTACATGGCCTTTGTTGGCAAATGCTGGTTCACATAACAGCGTATTCAGAGGGAAAGATATCACTGCAAACGTAACGGATGGAAGTTTCTATACAAACATTAAAAACGGCACGTTTAAGGATATCTATATCGGTGATTACTTCACAAAAACAGTGAACGGAACGGCATTTGTATTCCGCGTTGCCGGATTAGATGTTTATCTGCATAGAGGAAGCACAGAGTTCACATCACATCATGCAGTTATTGTTCCAGATGGAATCTTTGGAAAGTTCAAGATGAACTCTTCTAATACAACAGCCGGTGGATATGTTGCAACCGCAATGTATACAAACGTGCTGCCTACATGGGCTGGATATCTTGCAACTGCA